CACCGGTTCTCATTACTCCCATTTCGCTGATGAGATAAAAAATGTCTCTTGTCGGCTGGATGAGTATTCGGACGCGGTATTTGCCCTGGTCTATGTCATATCCTGTGTTAAGGACTGCGCCCTTTAGTTCGCCACCTGATGTAAAATAGGCGTCCTTGTCAGACTGGATAAAGTATCCATAGATTGCGTATCGCTGCGCCTCTCGCCTGAATACGGGCTCAAGGACTCGATGAATCTCTGCCCATGTTACGGGATGGTTGGGGTCGTTTATGTAGCCCAACAATACCGGCAGCAACATACGTTCATACTGTTTGAGCACACGAACAATCTTGAATTCTCGAGTCGCTGAGGCCTGGCGCTGTGTTGACCATCCGCCCCAGAGGTAGGCCCCTTCCTGTCCCCACGTTGGGACCGTTGTGCGGATTATCCTGAGATTGTTTATCTGGTATTCTGCGAGAAGGTCGGCCCCGGCTCTGTCCTCGAACACGTTGTAGTCAATATCCAGGACACCGTTGCAGTAGCCTCGCTTAATACCGAACGGGCTATAGTGGACGCCGTATGCGTCATCTGTCCTGCCGATTGCAGCGGCCAGATAAGCCAGCCCCGGGATCTCAGTGGTTCTGTTTGTTTTGGCATCCAGCACTGACGGGCGGCCAAACATCAAGGAGTAGTTCCAGGAATTAAACGCCGCATGAGTATACGTGGGTGGCGTGCCCATCCGGAACTCAACGCACTGAACTGGATTTAGGTCGCCGGGAACCTGCCCGTGACCCATAAAGCCGCTTCTATTGCTAATCCACTCGATGTAGTTTGCGTGAACAACGGCAGAGGATGTCCCTATGGCCATAATGTCAATGGCCTGCATTAGCACTCTGTCGCAACAATAGATGCCCGTCCCGGATGAACTGTCGCCAACGTAGTCGGCGTCACTCAAAACCTGGGATCCGTCTGATCCTCCGGTCAGCGTGTAGCCCAACAGATTGAGCGCAGGCCAATCGTTCGGCGATGCGTTCGGGTCTGTAACGTCGGTCACCCTGCATAGCGTTGAGTGCTCGTTGATGTATGTTTTCCAAAACCTGGCAGACAGTGGGTCGTTGCTCAAGTCTGAATAGTACTCTTCAAGCCCGCCCGGTAGCGTTAGCCGGGTATTAATAGCCTCGCCGCTGTTTAGTGGAGAATCATACACATAGAATTTGGCGTCATTCCCATAGCTGCCTGGGCCTGTCAGGGTCAGGAGCCATGCGGCAATCGCTGTTCCCTGTGAACCGGAGTGAACGTTTGTGTCAAAGCCGAGCGCCGCCAGGGCGGTCGATGTCTCTTTGACCTCTACGCTCGCAGCATCGCCTGTGGCTGATGTCGTGATTGCAACCCTGTTTTGCGAGCCCGACGCTGTAGCCGACGCCAGAGCGGCCAACTGTGTCGCAACCTGAGCAGACGTGAGGCTGAACGACCCTGTCTCTGCATTGAGCGGCAGCAACTGGAATGTCTGGTCAGCCGTAGCATTAATTGACACAACGAGAGTGTCTGTCGCTTCTGTCCTAGCGTATTCGGCGACAATCAGCCCCAGTGTCGAGTATGCGTTATTGGAGATGCTGGCAATCTTGATTCCATTCGTGGCGTCGTTGGCCACCATCGCCAGCTTGCCGCCAGAACTCGATGCTGTTATCCCGGTCGTCTGAGCGTTGACCGCGTCAACAACGTCCCCAATAGCGAGGGTTCCCTCTGCCAGCGTGACCGTTTGGGCCGTAGCCCAGTTGTCCGTATACCCCAACTGAATACTCAGCTTGTCGTTCGAGTCGGTTACAACAGCAAACGGTCCGACCTCAGTGCCAGTGACACTGCCGGCCACCGCCTGGTCAAACGTGAACGGCCCCGCCACAGACGTGGCAACGCCAGGAAGAGCTGTGTCGCCTCTGTCATTAATCGTAGTTGAAGCATAGTCGGCGTCGATAGTGGTTCTGTTGCTAACGTCAGTGCAATGGACCAGCCGGATAAACACAATTTTTGCGCCATTGTCCAGCGCAGTAATTACGCTCAGCGGGTCTGTAGTCCAGTCAACTGTATTGCCGAATGTTTGGATGAATTGCTCGGAACTTGTCAGGTATGTCGGTGTCCAGACCGGCCCTCGTTCAGCCTGACCCAGCATGATAACCCAGCCCTTGGGTATCTCATCAACATAGACAGACAAGTCATATAGGTTCCATATTACCCGTGGGTCGCCTAATCCCATCATTCCCCCCTGTTTTATTCCCTAGCGGTTAAACGTTCTCGACCCTACAGACCCCTTTGGTCTCAAGCGACCTGATATGAGGGGATATGAACTCTCGTTTAATTGGCTCGGAAATATGAATTGTTTGCCTGGGCACCCACGGCCCCAGAGATATCCAGCGGCCATCCGTCAGCGGATACTGGCGCTGGGCCTTGGTTAGGTTTACAATGCGGACATACTGGTTCGGGGCTTCCGTTGAACCAGTCACAACAGGTTCAGAAGTATCCTTCTTTGCCATCTTTCCCCCCGTTTAGGCTCTTTTGGAAGCCTGTGTTAACTATCAGAGAGCTCATCCGCCGCTTCAAATGTCATGGTGGCGTCTGTGATGCCTGCAGATGTATGTTCTGTGAGCCTGTCTACCCAGACGTTCGTGACAACATAGCGGTATACCGTTCGGAAGAGCGGGTTTTCCAAATCATCGAGTATCGACTGGTCGCCATACGGCTCAAACCGCACGGCGTAACCGTTGACTGTAGGGCTGTACGCCGGAGGGATAGCCTCCAACATCAACCCCTGCATCGCGTTCATGTGCGCCAAGTTCGACGCCAACAAGTCCAGCTGATAGAACAACCGTATTGGCGTAGGGTATTTGGCCCATGTCCATGTCTCCGGGCCTGTGATGGTTTCAAGCCCTTCATTGTTCTCTGCTATCCAACCCCTGTATATGTTTCCGTCTGACGGAACAGGGGTATTGACCTGATCAGCCGACGGACTAAACACGTCCTGATGCGGCATAGATAAATCATTGTCTATTTGTGGCGGCAGATTGAAGGAGACGGCAATGCAGGGCATCTGTGTTTCGCCGATATCCCTGGCGGCCCCAGGGCCGTAAACGTTGAGCGTCACCAGCCCCAGCTTAAACCGCTTGAGACGGTTAACCAGATATGTTGTTACTGATTCAATCATCTACCAAACGCTCGCTCTACCGCCCTCTTGTAGTTCTCGATAATCTTGGGTTTGGCGGCCTCGAACCCCGGCGTAAAATACGGTCTCGCCGGTATCTTTTTCCTGGGCGCCCCAAACTCATGGATTAGCGCCAGGTTGCCACCACGCTGCCGCCTGTTCATCCCCACCCTGCCATGATCCCAACTGATCTGCTTGAATCTCGCAGAATTCATCAGTGTCCCGGTATCAATTAGTATCTGGTTCCCGCTACGAGCCAGACGCCCGGCCAGTTGTTTTTTGGTGAGGCGATATCGCCTGCTCATGTTCTCGCGGGTAACAAGTCCAAGCTTCTCAGACCGCCCGACCAACTCCCTCCTGGTCTCCTTCTCCAGTTTTGGGGTTCGGGTTTTTATCCTCTGAGCCAGCGTCCATGGCCTGTGTGGCGCCCAGCCCGGCCCCTGCGCCTCGAAGCGCTTAACTATTTCTGTTACTATCAACTCACCGGATTGACTGGTGGCTGTCTGAACCTCAGCCTTGAGCCTGCCTGCAAAGCCATTCAGCGTGCTTATTAGTTTATTCCAATCACCTGTGCGTTGAATCTCTAGCATGTTCAACCTGCTCGTCTAAGGCGTATAGCTGATTGTGCCCGTCAAGTCAGTGTTCAATTCGACGGCCCTTCGGACGGTTATCCATGTCAGGCTTTGGATGCCAGCAATCGGGACAATTTTCTTTTTGATAATCGTCTTGTTGGACATCTGCCAAACCTCGCCGCCTATTTCGTATGTATCTGTGGCGGATATCGTCACGCCCATTGTTGTCAGGTAACTGTTCTCAAACAACAGGTAGCGTTCGTTCTCATCCCGGATACCAGCCTCGTCTATGAATATGCCCTCCGCTCTGGCCTCTTCCCAGTCATACATGATTGAGTAGAGCGTTGTCCGCACATTTGCCTTTGTCACATGCGTAACGCTGTCGCCCGCCAGCAAACCGAACGCCTTGGCGAGTCCGTTGCGAATCTTGGTTATTTGCGCTGCGCTTAACATCAGAACGAAATGAATCCTGTCGATGGCCAAGCCACATTGGAATAGTCTACCGTGTCCCCAGGGTCTACCTGTGACGCAGTCTGTTTGACCTTTTCCTTGAGTTGCGCCTGTAGCGCCTTCAGGAAATCTATTGCCGCCTGGAATTCCACTTCTGCTGGCCCGCCCTTGGCTCTCTTCAGTTCCTGGCTGAACTTCAAAATGAGTCGTGGCAGCATGGCTTGCAATACCAGGTCGCCGATATACGCCTGCTCAGCGTCCGCCATTGTTAGGGTATTGTACCCCTGGATGGCTATCTCGGCGTCTACCCGTCTCGTGATCGCAGCCGTTATTGTTGTGTCCAGCGACAGAATCGGGTCTATCTGGTCCAATACAAGTGTTGCAGCGCTAACCGCCATTATAGAGCCCTCAGTTTCGCTCGTATCGATTGAGCGTTGTCAGACCGGCTGAGTTTAACGCCTTTGCGTTTTGCGACAGACCTAAGTTCCTGAACCGGCATATATGCGTATTCGTCTTGCGTCGCCGGTTTGGCTTTGGGTCCATCGAGGAGCCCTGGTTGAGTTTCGGAAATAATGCCGGGAGATTCACTAGGAGGATTATCGGTAGGAGGTAACAAGACCAACCCCCCGGCATTTAGGCATTGCCTCGTCAAGTCGCCCAACGGATAAACCAACTCTCTCTCCTCGTTCAGTTTTATCCTGAAACCCGTTTGAGGGTCGTAGAATCTGCCCGTCCTACCTTTGAGCGCTACATATATCCGTTGTCGTGGTGACATCACTCTATATCCTTATATAGAACCACTATGCGAGAGGCGTCATATAGCTGGGGAATCCATTGCCGCTAAACGCGATGCTGTCATCCATCACAATCCTGGCTTCCCTGGAAATGGTAAGGAAGCCTCCCATGACGCTCGCATACGTTCCCGAAATCTGACGAGACACAATCCTGTCGGACTCGACCAGCAACGCCCTGAACTGGCAGCGTATCATCGCCTTGGATGGGTCAAGGAACAGTATTTCGTCGTCATCCATATCGGAAGAGATGATATGCGGCAGAGAGTTCGGGATGATTCTGTTTCGGCTGTCTACCGTTACCGCAGCCTGTCCCAAACCACCCGCTGTTGGCTTGAATTCTGCCAACGCCAGAATCTGCAACGCCATCGTCTCTGATGTAACCATGGTGGTCCAGTTCTGGCCAATGAGATTACCCCTAGACCATAGCCTGACAAAGTCACTAAAAGCGAGTGAGCCTGTTGACCCAATGCCAATAGTGGCGGCTGCATCAGAGGTGTCCGCCTGGTCGCCATTTACTAGGGTGGTCACTGCGTCCTTGAAGAGTTGCACTCCCAGATTAACGCCAAACCTCTGTAGCCAATAGGACAGGATAGGCAGCTTGACAGAGAGGATGACCTCGTCTGACAATTCGATGGCGGTAGCCCGCTTTTTCATCTTGACCGACTTCTCGCCCCATGAGTATCCAGTGGTCGGCATTGTCTCGGTCTCGCCGATTATCGGCGGGGTGTTGGTATCCATTTGAATCCACGGCGCAGTCACTGTGAGCGAGTCCACGCTCTCAACGCCAGCAACCAGATCCATGTAGTTAACAGATGAACTCATGCCTCGAAGGATGAACTCGCGAACCACTTCGGGCGCCAGATACCTGGCGTCTGTGCCCGGCAGCGTTATAATATTGTCGAGCGTGGACTGGATTGGGTCAATGCCGAAATCCTGGAGAATATCCTCCCAAGAAAGAGGCTCCCCCACAGAATTGGTAAGCCCGACAGCCTCGTTGTTCTCGTTGATTGCATGTTTCTGCACAAAATCGACAAGCCCGATTTCGTTTCCTGCTGTTCCATCGGTGCCACGAAACTGCACCAGCGGACCATATATCCTGTCCCTGAACGAATTCATGAGACCAAGTTCGTTAGCCATTTATTGTTCCCCCCGTTATATGTTCCGCTAGAATTCCAGCGTTTCAACCGTTTCGTCGGCGTCACCAGCCTTGATTACAAGACCGCCAATGGTTTCAGGCTTGTCTGTGCCCGTCTCCCACAAATACACTTTGTTTGACGCCCCGAAATAGAATGGGGCGCATGCGGCAAAGTTCTCGCCGGCGACCCTGTCGTCACGTCGTTCCCTGAAGCGGGTCGCCACGACACACTCTGTCGCTCCGTAAGCGTGAGATACCACACACCCCACAACCTTGGCTGATGCGGCGGACAAAACCGCAACAGTATTGTCGCTGGTTATTTCAACTATGTCGCCTACATCAATCGTATCAGCGCATGTGAAACGGACCGCAAGCACATTGTTATTGCTCTGAATCATTACTTATTCCCCCCGAACAATTTCTTGGCGCCATCACGAATCTGTTTTTCTCTTGCGCCGATTACTGGTTTTTTCTCTGACGGGAGCTCCTCGACCAGAGATGAGCGATTCAACCCGAATCTCTCTGTTGCTATGCCCTGGTGCAGTTCGAGCATTTCCAGCACAAAATCTATGTCACTGGATTGCTCTATGCGAACCCTGAGACGCTTGGCGTTATCCGACATATTCTCGTCGGCTCTTACGTTGGCTGCGTCATACGCTTTGAGCGCCTCGTCGCGCTTCTCGCACAAAAACCGCTCGCCATGTCGTGCGTAATCCAACCTCTGCGGCAATCGCTCGACGATTTCGCTGACAGTCAGCCCTGTTTCGTTTTCAGCGATAACAAGCTTTTCGAGGCCGGCGATAGCCTGCGACAAATTGGAATACTTGTCGGCCTTGTCTTGGAGTTTCTCGATACGCTCTGTCAGTTTCGATCCTGCCAGGTCAGCGTTGTCGAGAGTGGTTTCGTCCACCTTGAGCAGACTACATACTGTTGCGAGTAGCCCGTTGTCAGGGTGGACAGTCTCTGAATTAGCCATATTGTTCCCCCTGTTTGATATAACGGGCTGCTTGGTAGCCACACCCGCACTGTTTTTGAGACTCGTTTTATATCTCAAGCCGGCGTTGGGGTCGGCCCCTGTGCCGGTCGCCAGCATCGCCATGTGTCGGACATCAACAACGCTCTTCAGTTTCCACCGGACAACCTCGCCATCAATATCCTCTCCCTGATTGGATAAAAACTCTTCGATTTCCATATCTGGATGCGATTTTGTCATTTCAGCAGAAATGCCAATCGACCCTGAGCGTATAATCCCTTTGCTAATCCCGATAGCCGCCCTGTGGTCAAAGTTAGGGTCAACTACGACATATCCGGTCACGCCATGCGCTATGTCTGCAGACTGTTCCCATGTTGCGTCTGCGATATGACCAGCAACATCCTTGGCGTCGATGGAATGGTTCCATGTCAAATCAGGGTTGGATGAATTGATTAGATTGACAGCCTGAGACAATGCGACCCCGCCGTCCCAGCCATAGTCCACCAACTGCGGCAACCCGTATGCTGTGGTGGGCCATGCCTGAAGAGCAGAAATAAAACGCCACCGCTGACGAACAATGCCCG